CTCTCATGTCTTCGTTCTGTTAATCATTTTAACAATGACGAGGCATGGAAGTATTTTCCTCAAGATAGTCCTTTCAGGCTTGAAAGAACTTCTAGGGTGATTTTTGTACCTAAGAGCTACAAAGCTTTACGTACAATATCAGCAGAACCAGCAACGCTGCAGTATATTCAACAAGGAGTTAAGGATGTTCTTTACCGATATATCGGTAACCACCCTTATCTATCTGAGCGGTTCCCTTTGACTGACCAAAATCAGAATAAGGAACTTGCTCGGATCGGAGCGTTTACAGGTAGTCTATCGACGATAGATCTATCTAGCGCATCCGACTTAGTTGGATACGACCTGGTTCGTGCCGTCTTCAAGAATACAAAACTTGAGAGATGGCTTATTGGCACAAGGAGTTCACATACCTTGTTACCCAATAATGAACGAGTACCGATGTTAAAGTTTGCACCAATGGGATCAGCTTTATGCTTTCCTATTGAAACTTTAATATTCGGGGCCGTTTGCGAACTACATCGTAGACAGCACCCTCACAAATGGGAATCTTTCGATTCTTATTCTGTGTTTGGAGATGATATCATATGTCCTACGCGTTGCGTAGATGATATTATCGATCTCTTGACGAGATTAGGTTTCCGGGTAAACGCTGATAAATCGTTTACAAGAGGAAATTTCCGTGAAAGCTGTGGTGGTGAATACTTCTATGGACTGGATGTAACTCCGGTCTACGGTCGTATATCGCCGCTGAGCTTCAACGGGTCAAGAGCCAAAGCCTACAACCAATTATGTGATCTTGCGAATTATTCGCAGGAGCGGTCATTCCGTTACCTTCGGTTAGGTGCATTGCACCTATTAAAGAAGTCCTATAAAAAGGATTTCCAGCCCATGTTTGTTGATACACATGAGCGTTCTCCGATGATTTATTCTCCCAACCCTACAAATACCCATTTGAAGGACCGGTGGAATAAAGAACTACAACGGCAAGAGTTTCTTACCGGAGCAGTCGTAACGAAGACCAGTACAAATCCTAGTGCCGGCCGATTCGAATATTTCGATCAGCTGATCACTATGGCGCAACGGGGAAATAACCTTACCCCTTTGCGTCACTTGGAGAAGTACATTGGCAGTAGTCTGGGTGTCCATGACGTGGTTCTCCGCCGCGTCTGGCGTGGAAATTGACAACTTCCACAAAGGTAGGAGAGTAGCATTGCAACCATTGCGAGTCTTTCTTTCCTCGCTTTGGTAAGCGATTAGAGTAAAGATTTTGCAGGG